GGCTAGATGCGTATAATAAAACAGAATTTTACAAGTCGAAAGACGTATATGTAGACCAAAATTTAAATTTATTTAACCAAATAGATTTAGCAAGTTACAGTCAAGAAATATATACAACTGTAAGTCTATCTAGCTATGTACAAAATGACCCTGTAGAGGTACACACAAAAAAGTTAAACGACATAGCTGATAAAAAAAGAAAATTATTAATTGAATTGGAGGCATTAAAACAATGAAGATAATAGAAAAACTAAGCACATATGCGGCACTAATAGGTGTTATAGGAGCTATAGGTGGTGGGTTTTACACATGGGGTCAGTTCAATTTAAGACTAGACCAGATAGAAAACAAAGAGTTTGTAGTTAATGAGACTGTAGATTTATCACCTATAAAAGATGATGTAGCAAAATTAAAAGTAGAACTAATTGATAGAATAGATGAAGTAGAAGAACAAATACAACCTGTAGATTTAACAAGTGTATTTGCTGACATCGCTGACGTTAGAGAAAAAATTGCTATGATTCAAATTCCAAATATAGATGGATTAAAAAAAGATATTAAAGAAATAACTAATACACTTTTAGATATAGAAAAAAACATAGCGATTATTTCTAAAGAAAACGAAGTACAAGATTTAGAGTTAGAAGAATTAAAAGTAAAATCTAATAATCCTTTAGCTAATTGACATCATAATATCACTAAGTTCTTTGGCACGGTTTGGAGTCTGTCGATTCCAAGCCGAGTCAAGCATTTCCTTTGAGGCAGTCGAGTAGTCCTTACTCTGTAGAGCCTTTATCATATTACGAAATTTTCCCACACCCGCAAATCCCATTTGAAAAATCATTTCACACAAGATTTCCTTGGCTGTGATTGATATGTCATTTATATTATTAATACTACAAAAGTTATTCATACTACTCCAGGCTTGTTCAAAATCTTTATCAAAGATTTCATCAAGTTGTTCTTTAGGATATTCCCTACCTTCTACAAAATCATCTGTATGTGTAACTTTATGGCCATACCCTATGGTACGGAATCCAAGGGTATCTTTGTATACAGTATTGCGATAACCCTCATGTAGTTTAATTCTTTCTTTTAAATTTTTCATATATCCCTTAATAATTTTTTTATATCGTGGTCTAACTTATGACTGTTAGATAAACAATGCCTAATAACAGCAGAAACAGTGTGTCTATATTCATGGTCTTTCATAGCCTCAATAACTTTTTCTGGCTTAACCCAATTATAATCAAACAAAATATTACCATCAGTATTTAAACCTACTTCTAATTTAAACAAGAGAGCCTCGTGCTCTCTTTTTTTATTTGGTTTTGGATTTATTTCCTTCATCTTTTACAAAGTTAGGATTTATTTTTGGGTCTAGTTTAGGCAATTTCATTACTGCATTTATTGCCTGTGCAACCTCACTATAAGGTTTAGTCATGAGATATTGTAACAAGGAATCTCTATCCTCTTTGCTCAATATGTAATTTTCCATTATTTCTCCTTAAATTTTATTTCACCTGCTATGGCACTGTATGCAGACATATCTACATATGTATCTTTACTTACTGCTCCAAGTTTAGTTCTTGCAATCTTTAGTAAAGCCATTAAAATTGCTACATCGTGTGCCTGTATAGGTATATCTAGATAGGCTGACCATAGCCTAGCTATATTACTATGGTTTACAACTTTGTCACCATAATCTCTTTGTCTATCTCCACCAACTAATTTAGTAGCTTCTGCTAATAGTTCTTTAGTATTCATTAATTATAATTTTTATTTAAGAACGGAACAAGGTCAATTATTTCTGCACCTTCGTTGTCATGCCCATTGTTTTCTCTTTCTTTTTTATATCTTAAATCATCTTCAAACCCTTCAAGACCTTTATCAAAAACATCTTGAGGACTATCACAAGCAAGTTTCATCATTCCTCTTGCTATTACAGAACATATATATCCTTCTTCTGTATACATCCAGTCTTCTTTTATAACCCCACAGGCAAAGCCTTCTTCTGTAGGAGATACAAATAATTTTATTCCTTTAGTAAAATTAACCATTTTCCCTCACTAGTTTAAAAAATACCTTTGCGTCAACTATGACTAAAGGTTCTACTTTATTCATTTTAATTACAGCTATTGGTTCTAAATTTAATTTAGAATTGTGTTTAGATTGTTCCATTATATCATATATACCTTTGAATGTCTCTTTGTTTTTACATTCTATGGAATATGGTATAAGTTTCCTAGCTTTAGGAGAGAGCTTTATATCAACGCCACTCTCTCCCATTATAGCACAACTTATATCGTCTTGAGATAAATTATTAAATAAAGAAAGAAGTTCATCACGAACCCAGTTCTGCAGTCGTCTGCCTTTGGCTTTTCTACTGCGTATCTTCACTTATCTCCCTAGGATTATTAAGTTCGGTATAGTATACCCATTTAGGACTCTTCCCTTTAGACTGTTGTTGAGGGAGATATTGCAACTTGTCTTTACCCCAACAAGTAAATTTATAAGGACAGAAACTGCAAACTATCCCTAGCACTCTGTTACCTGTGGGAACTTTACGAAAAGTTTCTTCGATGTCGCTAAAGCAACGTCTAAAGGGTTTGTCCTCGTCTAAAGCAGAGATATTATCCTTTGCTTTATTTATAGCTATGTTCTTATATTCCTCATCCTCTGCAGGAGTATCAGTTACCAACCACTCACCCGTACTCTTATTGATAACAATCCACCCACCAAATCTCTTGTTTTCAGATTCAGAATATAAATAACCTTGCGATAAATATCCAAAGGTATCATCATCTACTATAGATTTAAATCCGCCCTCGTCTCCAAACTTATGTTCGAAGGCCCAGGGGGAAGCACTTTTAATATCATAAATAGTATCATCAATATCTATGTCATAAGACCCCAATATTTTGCTGTTACCTAGATTATAAGATACAGGTTTTTGCGTACTTGTAACATTTACATCGGATGCTTTTAATAGAGTAACAGCTAAAGCTTCTATTAAATCTCCAAATGTATTTCTCATTTTGTTATTGTACGGTTGGCTCTCTTGCTCAACACCCTGTTTCTCCATTTGAAGTTGGCACAAAGGCTTTCCTATGTTTGACATTCTTGCTCTAAATTCAGTTTCTCTTTTATCAGTAAACTGTTTTCTAAAAGCATCTTTGCACATTTCTCCAAACTCTTCTATTAAAACGTCATCAACAGCCACAGATTTCTCTGTAGCTGTTTTAAGAAAGGACTGAACCTTTTCTAATATTTGATTATGCACTTTCTTCGAAAGGATTGCCTTCCATATCAGATACCAACTTTGCATCGGTAGCATCAGAAGTATTGTTTTTAGCCTTATTAGATTGTTTCCACAATTCTAAAACATCCTCATTCTCAGCAGTAATGATGTCTTGGAACTTTTGCATTAGCTCCATATCTTCTTTTGAAAACTTAACTTCGTCTTCATTTACTTTGATTTGAGATACATAGAATATGTTACTACCTGCTTTTCTTTTAGTAGTATCTAAAGACAATGTGTGATTAAACATTAACTTCTTTCTATTCTTAAGACTTTGCATAGCCTCGCCTACAGGTGTAAAGTTACTGCCTGTAACTCTCCATAGCACAGGTTTATGGTCTATCTTTACCTTATCTCCTGCACCTGTAACACCATCAATACTAACTGTACCATATACTAAACGATAACATTTAATATTCTTTTGATGTTCTAACTCAGACTTTGATAACTTATCCCTTTCTTTAAAAGGAACTTTACCACATCTAGTTCCACCACTAGTATCAATAGGTTCGTCCTTCCAATTTTTAAATATAACAGAACGAGTAGAAAATTTATTCTGCTCTGCATCATATTCCATAAACTGAAATGAATTTAAGAATGGTCTAAATATTGCAGGTTTACCATACACCATAGACTCTACACCAGAGTCATATACTGCATAAGTTCCTACAGGTATTTGATTACCATCATCATCCTCTGGCTGTCTATTTATAGTTAGCCTAGGTAATGTGTTGGGGGAGGTTTGACCCTCCTCCTGCCCAATCATTTCCATGATTTGACTTGTACTTAATTTTTCAAAGTTTTGTAATTGTGTATCTTCACTCATAGATACCTCCTTTTTTAAAACTGCTTCTAGCATAAATTTACTCCTTTGTCAAGAAAATTATTGTACATAAGTTATTTTTTTTGTTCTTACAGCAACCAAGCCATAAGATTTAGCAAACCACAACAAATAGCTTTGTAATTCTTCAGAATCACTAACATAAATAGTTGTAGGTCTCTTACCATAATCTATCTTAAACTGATAGATTAATTCTTCTATCTTAGAAAAAGCCATGGCTTCTTCATCATTTACCCAAGAGAAATTATCTTCTTCAAATAAATCTCCTATCGTCAGTACGTCAGAGTGCATTTTTATGTTCCTCTCCCTTTATGGAATGGTATGCAAATTTAATATCATCCATATTGATACTAAACTTCTCGCCACGAACAATAACCTTACTGTCAATGTTCGCTTTGATATTTTCTTCTAAAGTTAAATCTGGGTCAATAAGTTCTTCAACTCCCATCATAAATATTTTCATTGCACCCATATCACTTCATCCTTTCATCTATTATCTTGCCTATTGCAAATACCATAAATGCAATAGAACAAGTTACAATTAAAATTAATCCAAGTAAAATATTTGTTATCATACTTCCCTCATTTCTAGCCAATTATATCCTACCTTAACATCTGTGTCAAGGGGAACATTGAAGTCTATATCATAGTGTTCTTTCATCATTGGCACTACATTTCTAGCACCTTTCTTAACTATGTCAATAATCATGTCCTCTTCATCTGGGTGGACATCTATCAACACAGAATCATGAATAGTATTAATTAATAGACTCTTCACTTTATTTTGTACCATTAGATTATCTACAGCTATGCAAGTCAATGGTACAATATCTGCGGTAGCAAATCCCTGTACAGGATAATTCTTTACCTGCGTAGAGTTTGAAGATGAACCCCAGGGCATCCTGCGAGCAAATGGAAATGCATACTCCCGACCACTTGGTAGCGACACCACCTTATAGTTTATAGCATCACTTTCTAATTGGTCGTGCCATTTTGCTATGTCTTTGTACTTAACTAAAAATTCTTTATAGTATTTCTTTTCAGATTCAGTACCAGACATACCTCCATACAAAGGCTTGAATGTGC